ATTATTTCTACAACCCTACACAATTCCACTGACGCTGAAGATCAGGCTGATTTTTATTTAACCTTGCGGGCAAACCCTGAGCCAATTTTTAGTGAAATAGCGTTCGACTTAACCAACCCTGAAATTCCAAATATCCAGCGCGACCGTCTAATTAACATTTTTATGGGTGAAGCCATAGCCGTAAGCAATTTGCCGTTGAACATGAACTCAGGGGCATTTCAGGGCTTTGTCGAAGGGTGGACGTTTAGCGCGTCTTACAACCAATTGTCAGTCACTTTAATGGTCTCCCCATTGGCTTATTCATTGCAAGCAATGCGTTGGTATAATGTTCCAATAATTGAACAATGGAACACCGTGTCGCCGACTTTGACGTGGGAATATGCCACAATAGTGGCTTAGAAAAGGAGAAAAAATGGCAAATCCAACAACGAATTATGGCTTTGTTTTACCAACATCAACGGACTTAGTAACCGATTTACCAGCCGACTTTGACGTGGCATTGCAAGGCGTTGACACAAGGCTAAAAGCATTGCAACCAGGAACAACACTTGGTGATCTTGCATATTCATCTGCAACTGCAAACACAAACACGCGTTTAGCAATTGGTTCAACAAATCAAGTTTTAACGGTTACTGGTGGAGTGCCAGTCTGGGCAGCCCCTACTGGTGGTTATTCTACTTATCAAATTTTTACATCATCAGGAACTTTTACAGTTCCCGCAGGAATTACAAAATGCGCCGTTTATGTAGTTGGTGGCGGCGGCGGTGGTGGCGGCGGCAGGGGTGGTGCAAGTGGTGGCAGTGGTGCTGGTGGTGCTGGTGGCGGCGGCGGTGCAATTACATTTGACCCATTTTACACAGTAACACCCGCAGCAAGTATTACCGTAACAGTCGGCGGCGGTGGGGCTGGTAGTGCTGGTGGAGTAGCAGATACGGCAAGCGTCCACGGAAGTGATGGAGTAGCAGGTACATCTTCGGCTTTTGATAACAACACCGCGGCAGGTGGTGCTGGCGGTGGCGGTAGTGCCACCAGTAGTGTTGGTGGAGTAGCAGGTACAGTTGGACTTTTAACTGGAACTAAATCAGGTGGCACAGGTGGCATAAGTTCTTCAGGGGGTGCGCCAGTTGCCCCTACTTTTACATCCGTGCAATCAATACTTAATCAAGCAGGCGCATTAGGTTCTAATGGAGTAACTGCAACAGTCGGAACAACACTCAAAGCAGGTGGAGTTGCAAGCAATGCAGGACACGCTGGCGGCGGTGGTGGCGGCGGTGGTAGCAACAGCACCACATTAAATTATGCTGGTGCTATTGGAGTTGGTGGCGGCGGTGGTGGCGGCGGTGCTGCGTCTGGAACAAGTACTACAATTGCACAAACAGGCGGAAATGGCGGCGCAGGGGCAGCAAATCGCGGCGGTGGCGGCGGTGGTGGCGCGGCTGCAACAAAGAGCGGTACTACTGCGGCGGTATTTGCTACTGGTGGCGCAGGCGGCAACGGCGGCTCAGGCGTAGTCGTTATATTTTACTAAGGAGAATATAAATGGCACATTTTGCAGAAATTGATAAAGACGGTTTTGTCCTTCGCGTCTTGGTTGTAGATAACTCTCAAGAAAATCGTGGTCAAGATTTTTTGGCTAAGGATTTAGGACTTGGCGGCACTTGGATTCAAACTTCATATAACGCAAACATTCGCGGCAAATACGCAGGTGTTGGCGATCGTTATGACAAAGACAAAGACGAATTCATTGCACCCGTTATTATTCAAGAAACTTCGGCTGAATGAATTATCCACACGGCACAAATGCCAGGTTAATTGAAGTTGCAGCCGCTGAAGTGGGCACGGTTGAAGAAGGCGACAACCTGACAAAGTATGGCAAATTTATGAACGCTGACGGTTTGCCGTGGTGCGGTTCATTTGTCAATTGGTGTGCCAATGAGGCTGGCGTAAAGATTCCTTCAATGGTTTCAACCGCGGCTGGCGCATATAAACTTAAAGAATTTAATCGTTGGTCAAACATGCCACAATTAGGTTCTTTGGCTTTCATGGATTTTCCACACGACGGGGTTGACCGTATTAGCCACATTGGAATTGTTGTCGGACTTATTGACAAAAACACATGCTTGACAATTGAAGGCAACACAAGTGGCTCAGGCGATCAACGCAACGGTGGCATGGTAATGATTAAAGTTCGCAGTTTTGCACCTGGTAAAGAAATCGTGGGTTTTGGAGTTCCCAAGGTTGTTACATACAACGGGGAGTTTCCAAAAATAGAAATACCTTCGGGAGACAAACCAAAGAAGGGCAAAAAGAAATGAAACAAGCAAAAGCACTCGCAGCGTCATGGGGTCGTTCATTCATGGCTGCCGCGTTAGCACTCTACATGGCAGGGGTTACTGACCCAAAGACTTTAGCAATGGCAGGGGTTGCAGCCGTCGCACCCGTCATTTTGCGCTGGCTCAATCCTAATGATTTGAGTTTCGGTTCAAAGGGGAAATGAAACGAAAACTTGCAGCGGCATGCCTAGCGTTAGCAATGACCTTGGGCATGTCGTCTTGCGGGTATCAGGGCTGGGTGCGTTATCCATGCCAAGAATTTGAAAATTGGAAAAATCCTGAGTGCAACCCACCCCAATGCGAAACTTTAGGTTTATGCACAAAGGATTTATTTGACGACGGGGTTTTGGAGAATGGCTAGAAAAAAATACACGCCTGAAGAATTACACGCTCGCTTGATCGTGACCATTGGAATTATTTTGGCGATAGTTTTTGCCGTGTCAGTCATTTCAATGCTTTACGCTTTGTTATTTATTACCCAGCCAATGAAACAAGCACCCAACGACGCAGCGTTTATTGATCTAGTTTCGACTCTCACAGTTTTTTTGACTGGCACATTGGCTGGAATAGTCAGCGCAAACGGTTTGAAAACAAAACCCAAGTTAGACGAAACGCCAAAAGACACGCCGACCACCACGCCTGATTCTTGACTAGGCGCGTCTCTTAGGTCATTCTGAATTCAGGTGGTAGTCGTTGCCACCTAGATTCGGGAGAAATCAAAATGGTCGTTGATCTACTTGACCCAGCAACTTTGGGTCGTCTTGTTGTATTGGCGGTTTTATTCGTCATTTCAGCCGCGTATGGATACTCACGTGGACACAAAGAAGGAAGCCGTGAAGGCTACATTCGAGGACGCGCAGTTGTACGTCACGTTTCTGCAATCAACAAGGACGTGAAATAAATGGGTTTCCTAGACAATTACGAAGCCAGCCGCGAAAGGCTGGAACGCTGGAATCGCACATTTCCTGACGGTCGCATTGAAACCCGCATTGTTGAATTCAGTGCTGAAAAGGGTTATGTATTAGTCGAGGCAAAAGCCTTCAAAAACTCAGAAAGTATTGTCCCAGCGGGCATTGATTTTGCTTATGGATACCAGGGCGCTTACCAGCAAAACATGAAGCGTTGGTTTGTCGAAGATACGACAACCAGTGCGATCATGCGAGTGCAGCAATTGGTCATGGGTGGTGCAGAAAGGTCAACCCGTGAAATTATGGAACAGGTGGAAACAACACCAACAAAAATTGCCAATGCTGACCCGACAAACTTTTGGTCAATTGAACCAAATGAAAAATCAGGGGTTGCGTCATTTGCGTCTTCAGTGGAAGAAATAGCAACACAATTAGGTGGTGAATTGTTAGCCGAAGCGCCAACGTGTTTACATGGTCACCGTGTTTGGCGTACTGGCACAAGCGCAAAAACAGGCAAACCATGGGGCAATTACTCATGCGTCGAACGTAAGCCAAAACAATGCGAGCCTTATTGGTTTGTTTTATCTAGCGACGGAAAATGGAAACCACAATTATGAGTGATTACATTGAACTAATTAACCCAGCCACAAGGGTTTGCAGATTACTTCAAAATGGCAAGTTAATAGCCGAATACAAACTTGAACAATGCGACAAATGTTCAATGTTGGCAAAAATGGACGAATTTGGCTATGTCCGCGGCGAAGGTAACGAAAAGTTATTATGGTTTTGTGGTGCTTGTCGGTGAAAATTAAGATAAGCCGCAAAGACGAATTGACCTGTCTTAAAGCCGCCATTTCATTTATTGAAAATGGTGACGAAACTTTGGACACTGAGAGACGTTACAACACGGGCTTGACCTTTTACGAACGCGTTTCTGAATTGGCTGAAACCATTGCAAGTGAATGGGTTGTTGCCCACCACTTAGGTTTTAATTATGACCCCTTTGAACCTAAAATGAAAAAAAAGGCTGACGTGGGTGATAAGTTTGAAGTCAAATGGACAAAGCACATCGCAGGGCAGTTGATCGTCCATGAGTATGACCGCACAAGTGACATTGCAATTCTTGTGACTGGTCAAACGCCGCATTATTACATTGCGGGCTGGATTCCCGTATCTGTTGCCCAAAAGTCACGATTCCGTCATTCTCACCAACCGACTTGGTGGGTCAGTCAAATCAACCTTCAACCTATTGACAATTTAAGGAAATCTATTTATGGAAACAATTGAGTTTGAATGTCGTCAATGCAAAAAGGTAACAAATCAGGTTATACACAAAGTCACTGACACTCTTCCACCTGGCGTCGAAGTCTTGCAATGCACAAAATGCGAGGTCATGGGCGTTGCATTGGTAGAGTCAAACGAGTGAAAACTTATCCACAGGGCTTTCCCACATGGGTGCAAAACTTGTGGGACACGCTCAAAGCCATGCGTAAATTTGACATGGACTTGCGTGGGGGGTGTACGCTGGACGCATACAACACACAGAGCCCTTCTCACCCTATTTCCAAGAATGAATCATCTTTCAATTATCTTGTAAAGATTAAAAAAATGATGAATAAAAAACTTAAATCTTTGTTGTTGATCGCGGTTCTTATCGCATTGCAAGGGTCGAATACTGCTCACGCAGCCACAAAAAACACTGATTCACTTCGACTCTATGCACATTCTAGGATAGTAAGTTTTGAACAATTCTTGTGCTTTAACAAGATCATTACAAAGGAAAGCAATTGGCGAGTCAATGCCAAAAATGGTAGTCACTTTGGTATAGGTCAAATGCGCTCGCAGTGGTATCGAAACCTTGACGGCTTTCGTCAGGTTGATGAAACAATTAAATACATACATAAGCGTTATCAAACGCCATGCAAGGCGTGGGCACATCATCAGAAACACAATTGGTTTTAATCATGGCAAGTGCATTGAAAGACAATGGTTCAACATCAGAGTGGAGACGCATACGTCAGCGCATACTTCAAAGGGACGGTCACACATGCCAGGCTTGTGGGGCTGAAGGAAATTCAGTTGACCACATTATTCCAAGGCACGCATTTGAAGGAAATGCTGATATTGATTCTAACCTGCAAACTTTGTGTGTTTCGTGTAATTCTGCCAAAGGGGGTCGGTTTTTTAGTAGGCAAGCGACACCCCTGACTCT